GCAGCGTATCCTGGACAGGTAGGATCATACAATGCGTTAGCAGTGCACTGTTGAGTTTTATATGCTGCAGCATAACCATCACATGTCGAAGATGAGAGAGGGTTTACTACGCATGGATCTGGTGTATACTGCCATCTGCTCCAGCTGCTATACAACGCTGTAGTTCCAACTTCAGTTGTTGACAATGTAAAATCACCCATTGACGATAGTGCTCTCTGAGTTGGAAACACATAGCTGTAACTTGGCTCTCCACTAGTATTTGGACCATGAGTGTGTTTCGCAGAATAAAGAGTCGAGCCAGTGTTAGAAGTTACGCTGACATTAACATCCATCGAGGATGGTTTCCAGTCAAGACAGATTATCAAACTAAATGCACACCAATCACCACCAACAGCATAGTTATAGCCATATTCTAAACCATTGATTTTGACATTAGAACCAGAAAGGTTTAGTGCTTGATTGATAGCATAACTCTGCGCAGCAATGTTTTTGCTAGTTAGAATATCGGCATAACCAGCGCAATTTGGAGAGTATAGAGGGTTTGAAACACATGGGTCAACTGTATAGTTGAGTTTGATTGATGGATCCTTGACCATTGGACCATAGTATCCTGCCCAGAAGCGAGAATCCTTGCCTGTGAAACTCAGAGAGAAGTTAGCAATACTTGCAACTGCTACTCCAGAATCACCAAAGTTTTCTGTTCCACTAATAGTTTTCCAACCATCAGTAGTTGCACCGAGTGCCCATGTTTTACTGTGTAAAGAAGCACCATTGGTGCCATTGAAGTTTACGGCTGCTGACAAAGTGCCAGAAGACATACCTTGGTTGTAGTAATCCCATGAGTAGTTATACCCAAGGATAGTCATACCACTATCACGAAGTGCTTGGTTTAATGCGTAAGTATATGCAGCAGTCTTTTGCGTATAACCAAAATAGATCGTATTAGTTGTAGAGTTGTATCCAGGGGATGAACCACCAGATACTCCACCACCGACACCAGTGTATGCTGTTGTTCCTACCCAACCTGTACCTTGTTGATTGTTTACATTAACAAGGTTTGGAGAGGACATAACTCCAGTAACATTAATAACTTGTGGAGTTTGTGCGTTGACGTGGCTGGATACAAATCCTGCCATCAAAACAGCAGCAAGGAACTGGACCAACTTCATAGGTTAGTCCTTGCTCTTAACCTTCTGTGGCTGTCTTTCTGGGTTAGCGTCCCAAATTGCTTTAGCTTGTTCACCGATCTTGCCATCGATTGGGCAAGGAGTGCCAGCATTAATCATTGCGCTAAACACACGCTCGTCTTGGCACATGATAGCAACGGCAGCAACTTTCATACCCATATCATAAACACCACGAGCGAGTTTTAGTCGTTCGCAGTTCTTATCGGTCATTGTGCCACCCATGGAGATACCAAGGATTTGTGTTTGAACAGCACCAGAAGCAGCGACCGCACAAACATCGCTGTTGATTACTGTTATCGCAGGAGCCACCGCTGTTGGTGGAGGAGACTTAACTGTAGTTGTGCTAGTAGAAGTTGAGTCAGTTGTAGTTGTAGAACGTGAAGTCGAATCAGTTACGATTGGGTCAGCTGCCCAAGCAGTTAATGTAGCCATGACAAAAATCACGCTTATGGCGATCTTTTTGTTCATTCTTGTAATTCCCTTTACTTTTAAGAATCTATATTAATCTCATAATGTAATACTGCAATTCTATTTAGCGTTTTGTGTTATTGCAAACGCTCTGGTCGACCAGTTCTTGGTCTTTCTAATACTTCTTTTATTGAAGAATCAGCAGTTCCTCTTAGTTCTTGTGCAAGTGGTCCAAGAGGAACTGGTAGTATATCAGTTACTTTAGTGTTATCAATGAAAGGAACTTCTTCCACAGGCTGGTTTCCTGCTTCGGTGCTTCCACTTTGCACTGGCAAGGGTTCTGTTTGCACTTCTCGCACAATGGCAACTGGTTCACTTCCTCCACTTTCGAAGTCAAGTTCGAGTTGGTGCTCACTGGCTGCTGGCTCTGTTGTGGCTTCGCTGCTTGGCGTGGGCGTGATGGTGACTTGCGCACTCCCTTCGGGGACTGTGATTGTGCCTTGGAAGGCTGGGATTTGGCTTGCGTAGACTGAGACTGTGATGGGTTCGTCTTCGATTTGTTCGACGCTGGCTTTTTCTTCTTTTGGTTTTGGGTTTGGTTCGTTTCCATGAACTCTCCTCATTGTTGATTGATTAACCGCAATCAGCATAAGAACTGCCAATGGGTCAAATACCATGACAATCATTATGATAACAAAACGTACTGCTTTCTCCAATATGTTTTGATCAGGATTGTCGCCATATAGCAGTGCTGCTACATACTTCAGTGGACCAACCTCTGCTTCTACTTTACGTAGTTCAGCAGAGATTGGAGCACGTTCTTCATTTAGTCTTGCGATTCGGGTTTGAGCTGATCCAATCTCAGCGAGAAGTGCGCTGCGCTCTTTCTGCTGTCCACGTCTAATTTGTACAGATCTTTCTGTTCCCTTATCATCTGTTGTTCTAGCAAGTGCTTGTTCCACTTGCGAATCCATCTGTTGTAACTGTCGTCTTGCTCTCTCGACATTTTCTCTTTCCGTCTTAATTTTTTCGTCAAGGATTGCTACCTTGGCAGCAACATCGCCTGTTGGTACTGCTTGATCCAAGTGTGCTTTCGACAGGTAACCGAAGATACCCATCGAAGTCAACAACATCAAAATTGTAAGTGCTACGCAGAAATATGTTCGCAGTAAGAAACTAGTTTCTTTCCAGTTTCTGTATAGCCAAGAAGCCAGTACCAGCTTGGAAATTTCCAGCATCGAACCCATAACGATAATGGGGATTACTGCAGCAGCAAAGATTGCTACAAGACCACTGACTGCATAGAATGCAGCTGTGGCAGATAGTGCTATCGCACAAAGAAACAACAGAAGTGTTGTTCCGTCAGCAGTTGTGTGTGTCTTCATAGTTTTCCTATTATGTGAGAGCCATGAATCCTACACATGATGTTGTTGTTGTAATACTCGGTAGATTCCAAGACTCTTCTTGAAAATTGTTCCCTTGCCTCGACGTATGAACACTCTGCCTTTGACTTGCAGAAATACAGAATCTCTCGGCGAAAGTTCTCTTTCCCGAGTTCCTCTACATCTTTGTTCAACTCGATGCTTGACCCGAAGTAGTCTGCCCAATCAGAATCAATCTTCGATCTGATCTTCTTTTTCTTCTTCGTTCCATTCTTTAGCGTGACTGTCTTGGTTGTAGTCTTCGAAAACTTTGCAAGTTTCTTTCCAACATACTTCCTATCACTAGTCAAGTTCGTGATAAGATACACGAAACCAACACAGTCTGGTAGTTCTTCAATAGGGTTTCCTTGATATAACCAAGTCATTAAAATAGTCTGTTTCAAACAATAACAAACTATTTATTCTTCCTCGTCGAACTCTTCTTCCTCGTAGATGTCTGCCGAACAGACAGGACAGTAGACGCATTCTTCTACTTCGTGTTCTGAACGTAGTATAATTTTACCTCGTGCACCACATTCAGTGCACTCGAAATGCTTCGTTGCCATTAAGCTGCTTTCCCCCATACGTCGTCCCAGGAACCAGAGGTAGCACCCTTTGCGTAATCGGTAACACGATTCTCAAAGAAGTTGCCATGCACTGGTGCGTTGATCATCTCTTCAACCCAAGGCAAAGGATTCTTCTTAACTTTGAAGATACCCTTCATACCCAGACCAATCAGACGACGATCTGCGATGTAACGTATGTACTGCTTAACGTCTTCTTTCTTCAAATCACGCATTTCACCATCAGCAAATGCAAGGTCAATGAACTTGTCTTCAAGTTCGACCATCTTCTCTGCAATGGTGTAGATTCTACCCTTTAGTTCATCATTCCAGATCTCTGGATTCTCTTTGATAAACTCTTTGAACATACGCATCATGTTCTCGGCATGCATCGTTTCGTCAACGATTGACCAAGTAACGATCTGTCCCATACCTTTCATTAATCCGTGGCGTGGGAAGTTCAACAACATGATGAACGAAGAGAACAACTGCATACCTTCAGTGAACGCTGAGAAGGTAGCGATGTGTGTAGCAGTGTTTTCTCTTGTTGTATTCTGTGCAGCGATCTCCGTAACGAAGTCGTGCTTGTCTCTCATAGCCTCATACTCAAGGAACTGATTGTAAGTTGTCTCTGGCAATCCAAGAGTTTCAATTAGGTGCGAGTATGCAGCAATGTGTAGAGCTTCACGTGCAGCGAAACCCATAAGCATCATACGCACTTCAGGTTGTGGGAAGTATGGAAGATAGTTCTTGACATAGCCACCTGCTACGTCAATATCGCCTTGCGTGAAGAAGCGGAAGATGTTTGTAAGGAAAGTTTTTTCCTCAGCAGTCAAAGACTTCTTCCACTGCTTAACGTCTTCTGCCATCGGCACTTCTGTATGCAACCAGTGCGCTTGCTCATGCTTCAACCATGCATCATATGCCCAAGGATAGTTGAAGGGTTTGAAATATGTTCGCTCATCCGTAAGTTTGTGTTGTTTCTTTACCATTATTCTTTATCCAATTCTGTTTTCTTTTTCTCGATGGG